GGAAGAAATGAAAAAGAGGCTGTGTCAAGAGGAAGATGAGTGTAAAGAATTTAATTTTTAAACATCTATTACATCATCTTTATCTACAAGCGCTTTCATTACATCATCTCGCGATAGTAGCATTTTAGTCTGGTTATCGACAATATTTAACCTCTCCTTGCTATCAACATCCATCTGCTTTACCGTGACTTGAGTCTCGTTTCTTTCTTTTGCAGTATGAAGTTTATTCAAAGTTTCAATAGCGGAAGAGGATGCTTTAATAAGCTCTGCTAGCGCTGCTACGTCTCTATTTTCAGGAGCAGATGATATATAATCGTCTACATTGTTTACAATGCTTAATGACTTCCTAATAAGCTGTCCGGAGTTTTGTATAAGAAAATCTTCCAGGTCTTCTTTATTTAGAATACTTTCATCTATAGGAGCCTTTGCAACTTTATTATTTTGCTTTAACTGAGATATAATATCGTTAACAGCCTCATCGAGTTCTTCAGCCATATACATATATTTAATCTTTACTTGAACTTTTTACAACGTATATTATTATACGTATATGGCTACTGTACAAGTAAAATTTAAGAAAACTAACAATAATGCCGTCATACCGTCAAAAAATCATGATGACGATACAGGATTGGATGTTACTTCTATCGTAGATATAGTGATCCCGGCTAGAGGTTCTGCAGTGGTTGATGTAGGGTTAAGGTTTGCTTTTATTGATCATGGATTTTGGATCAAGGTGGAAGGTCGTTCGGGACTAGGATTTAAACACGGTATTATTCCGCATCCAGGTATTATTGATCAAGGATACCGAGGAGATGCTGGAATTAAATTATATAATTTTACTGATAAAGATTATGAGGTACACACCGGAGAACGTATTGCGCAATTTGTAGTCTATAGAAACTACAATGTTGAAATATCTGAAGGTGAAATTATGGAGAGTAAACGTGGAGAAAAGGGCTTCGGGTCTTCAGGTAAGTAATTATGATTGATTTTGACAAAATCTGGGTAGAAAAATATCGCCCTAAAAAATTAGACGATATTATTTTAGACGAGAGAACTCTAAGCATTGTTAAAGAGTTTAAAGATGAGATACCTAATCTTTTATTTGTCGGTAACCCTGGTACAGGTAAAACAACATTAGCGCGAGTTATTGTTAATGATATTCTAAAATGTAATTATCTGTATATTAATGCATCTGACGAATCCGGAATCGATACTATTAGACACAATATTTCGAATTTTGCTCAAACCAAGTCTTTTGATGGTGGTGTAAAGGTGATTATCCTAGATGAAGCAGATGGCCTCACGGTGCAGGCTCAAGGAGCTCTACGTAATACTATGGAGACCTATGCTAAATATTGTAGGTTTATTCTTACAGCGAATTACAAACATAAAATTATTCCTGCGGTGCAGTCGCGATGCCAGTCTTTGGATATTAAACCAATAGTTGAGTTAGGTGTAAAGAGATGTTACAACATTTTAAAAAATGAAAATATTAAAATCCCGGAAGAACAAAAGAAAAAGTTTGTCCAACTCGTCAAGCGTCACTTCCCCGATCTACGGAAAACAATTAACGAGATCCAAAAGAACGTCATTGATTCAGAGCTGTGTATTATTAGCGTTACTGGTGATAACGAGTTGCTCGAAACGGTTTACAAAAAAATAGCTTCAAAGAAATCTCTTGAAGCTAGAAAATATCTAATTGAGAACGAAGACAGATTTCAAGGAGATTATGATACGCTGTTAGGTAATTATTTAAATTTTATCTATACAGCAAACATCGACGATCTAAACAAGAAGCAGATGATTGCTATTATTGCAGATCACCTGTATAAGAGCGCATTTGTTGTTGATAAGGAAATCAACGCATTTGCATGCTTAGTGAATTTAGAAAACTCTTTGCTCTAAGCTGGTGCAGGAGCAGGAGCAGCACCACCTGCGGGTGCGGGTGCGGGTGCAGGAGCAGCTCCTTGCTGATATCCTGCCTTTGCAGCGCCTCCCGCTCCACCAAAGACGCCTTTATCTCTAGCGGCTGTTGCTTTTCTTTCCTTAACGCCGGCGGTTCCAGCTAATGCTTGTTTAAGTTGACCTAAAGTAAGGTCATTGAGATTTTGACCCTTTAATCTAGATGAAGGCGACGCTTCAATATGTTGTGTAAAAAGTTGTTCTAATTGTGTAAGATGATCTTGGAGTTGCTTTTTACGCTTACCGGCAGCGGCTTCGTCTTCGCCAGACTGATACATGTCTTTTACATTTTGACCAACTTGCTGTGCACCGGCTTTAACAGCTTCAACGCCACCTCTAGCAGCTTGTCCAACAGCTTGTCCAGCACCTCTAGCAGCTTGTCCAACAGCTTGTCCAGCACCTCTAGCAGCTTTACCGACAGCTTGACCAGCTCTTTGAGCACCTTCTTTTGCGCCCCTTGCTATATTTTTTATACCACCGAAAAGCTCTTCTAGAACTTCTAATTCAGCTGGTGAAGCATTTTCTATTACTAATTTCACCTGTTTTAATGTCAGATTAGGAAGATGCTGTGTTAGTTGAGTTGCTTTATACGCTTCCTCGAGTAAGTGGGTGTCCTTGTGTCGTTGATACATGTTATTATTATTTATGTTAATAGGCGCTAGGCCCCTTAGTTAAATCAGATAAATATTCCTGCGTGTAAGAAACCGCCACTGGGGATGGAGTGGCGGGTTCAGAAGGAATAGTAGTATTCTGTTTTGGAAGTGTTCTTTCAGTTGGAGATAAAGGTGTACCTACATGGTCTTCGGTGCCTGTTGTCCCTCGAGCAGTCCGGTTTTGAATATTATCTGGTTCCTCATCCAGCTCTTCGGGCTTAATTTGCACATCACTTTTTCTCCGCATAGCATCGGGTATAGGAAGAAGATTAGGTTCATACTGCACAGATTGTCCTAAGCTACCAGGAATAGAACAATAATGCGTATACCGGCCGCCGCCAGTGTCAAGAGCAATATCTAATACTACATCAAGAGAAGATGTTGCAGAGCTGGCAGGGTAACGCGCTGGGTCTGTATCTTTAATACCGACGACCCTTACATGAAGCCCTGAATCAATCATTTGATCAAGTAGCCCTTGAGTATTAGCTCCAAGCTCTTTATAATCATCCGAACTTTTAAAATTGTCACCAAATTTAAAAACGTCACCAACGAGGAACCCTCCTCGCTCATATCTCCTCATATAAGATTCGTGCAACTTAACAAACTTTTTACCGGCCATAATATTATTTATGTCGCCTTGCAAAAAATCACACGTTATCTAAAAACTCTTTTAAAATATGAAATGCTTCAAATACTTCTATATCACCTTGATCACCTGGTCTTATAATCTGGTCATATTCAAAAGAGTGAGTTGTATGAGCTAGCACTCTTTCAATCCACGCACCATCTTTATGAAAGACTTTATGATGTAGCGGAAGCTTCAGTTCTGTATATACTTTATATTTAAGAGCGCGAACTAACTCTTTATTATCAATCTCTACAGCAACTGCGGTTTTTCCTTTGACCTCCATATGTAATTATATTGTAGTTCCTTAAATTCGATTTACCACCCTGGTATTAAATATTATAAATGGCTCTTATAAAACTAACAGATATATCTGTAAACAGCCTTGAACAAACGTCACTGAAACAGGGATATTTGTTTAAAGATTTGTTTTTGGATTTAGAAACTGCTGTATATTATAATAGAGAGCTTAACAAACAATCCATACTAAAAGACGTACAAGGTTCTTATGATGAGCAGGCTATACAAAATAGCATAGTAAATATTTTTTTAACAGCACCCGGCGAAAAACTTTTAAGTCCAGAATTTGGACTAGATTTAAGAGGATACTTGTTTGAACCGGTTTCGCAGTTCACTGCTTTTAGCATCCAAGATGATATAATCAATCGATTACCGGGGATGGAGCCTAGAATTAGTGTTAATAATGTTTCTGTGACGCCTAACGCTGATGACAATGGATATTTCATAACATTGCAAATTGATATACCATCATTAAATGTGTACGGGCTCTCTATTAGATCGTTATTAAATAATAGTGGATACTATATAATATAAAATTATGCCAAAGTCAGAAATAGAAAATGAGTTTTTAGATTTTGAGCTACCTCAAAATGCCTATGTTGCTTTTGATGCTGTAAGCTTAAAGGAATATATAGTTAATCGTTTAAACGAAAACGAGAAGTTTACTGATCAAAATTTTGATGGAAGTAATCTAGCAGCAATTATAGATATAATTGCTTATTCTTACCACGTACTATTATTTTACTTAAACAATACGGCCGCTGAGGCAAATTTTGACCAAGCTACATTATATGAAAACATGAATAAGATAGTGAAGCTGATAGGTTATAAACCAGCCGGGAAGCAAACATCAATAGTACCAATAAACACTGTAGCTGCGGCTACTATGCCTACAGGTAACTACACTATAAGAAAATATTCTTACTTTTTAACCGATAGTATTCAGTATAACTTCTTAGACGATTATTCATTTAATAAAACTACTAGCGGTGTTGAAAAAATAAAAACCTTAGATGATACAGTAGTCCTCTATCAGGGAGCTATTAAGGAGTACCCGGACTACTCAGCACAGGGTGAAGACTTCGAAGTTGTTCCTATAGTTGTAAAAAATATAATAGATACAGATGCTGAAAAATTTATAGCGGATAACACAATAGACGTTCATGTGAAAGAAGTGAGCAGTAGCACTTATTATGAATATAAAGAAGTAGATAGCCTATATCTTTCTAGCTCTAATGATCGTGTTTATGAAAGACGTTTAAATGAAAATGGGTTTTATGAAATTAAATTTGGGAATGGTGTTTTTGGTAAAAAGCTTTCTGAAGGGGATATTGTATCGGTTACTTACATACAATCTGACAACAAGGCAGGTGTAATTAGCAAAAACACTATAAATGGAAATAAGTTATATGTTTATGATTCTGTAAGACAGAGGCAGATTTTTAATGATACTTTTTCTAATAAGGACGAGACTTCATTTATTAATATTTCTAATAGCTCTTTTATTACCTTTAATAACTCTCAAAATTCAACTTCTTTAGCAGAAGAAGAAACAGTAGAACAGATACGATTAAATGCACCTAAAGAATTTGCATCTCAATTAAGGCTAGTAACTGAATCTGATTACGAAGCTTATGTAGAAAAGAATTTAGCTAACGTAGTTAATAGCGTCACTGTTGTTAACAATGATTCGTATATAAACGAATATATAAAATATTTTTATGATATATGTGTGGATCCAAATAAGGTAAACAGGGTATTAATAAACCAAATAAATTTTGCTGATGCGTGTGACTTTAATAACATTAACGTTTTCTGTGTACCAAAGTTTGTTCCGACAAGTGACGGTTATTATCCGCCCTATCTTT